GCGCTCTTTGGCGGGTTTAAGAACGCAGGAATATCTTCAATACCATCTGTTGCAAGAATCGTCTCTAAAAAATCCTCACGCTCATTAAAGGTTTGCTTATGTAATACGTTCCATTTTAATTTTTCTAGCACTAGGCTGTCACCTCAATTTTATTTCGCATCAGGGTTTCCAGCGTAGCCTTTCCCTTGTCCAATGGCGAGTCTTTAATGCCTAACAGCCCCAAGTTGTCCCACAATACATACGTCCGACAAAACGGGGAAAATTTTTGCGCCAATCGTAGGATTCGCTCCATATAATTGCAATACTGTAGATACTGCGGATGCGTTTCATCGTCACATACCAAGGGGTCAAAGTCTTTATCTAAACCCAGAATCACCTCTTCAACACCCATGTCCAGAAGCGTATCTCGCTGCCAGTTAGAGACGTTAAAACCACAAGAGGCTACAGCAAACGCATGGCGACCATAATATTCATGGGCCAGCATAACGCTTTTCTCCGATTCTACAATCAAGACTTTTTTCCCTTGCCGAATTGCTTCCTGGTGCATATCCAACCCATATAAATTGAAACCCAATGGATGTGAATACAGCACGTCGCAAAAACAGAGCGGCATATATTTGTTGTGAGCATCTGCTGCTTTTAAACTTCTGCGACGTATTCCTACCAGTCGTTTTTCGGCGTTATAGTGCGGGATAATAATACACTTCTCCAACTCATACCACCGGATACCGAAGTCCATCATCGTCTGAACACCAATTCCCTCTCGAATCCATCCGTCGTAATAAGTATCGGCGTCGAAATATGCCAGGACATTGGGGTCATAAGTCGCAAGCCGCTGTGTCGCAGACTTTGTTTTTCGCCGCATGGAAATACAGCGTTCCATTTGTTGTATCTCTGCGGCTATCCCATCGTCCTTTGCGTGGAATCCATTTCGAATAGAAAGCCCGGTTTTGCGACTGACATAGTTAATGGCCTCGCCTAAAGTACATCGTTTACACTTGGAAACCAACTGAAAAATAGAAAGACTGCCACAGCTGGTGAAGCAATAAAAATTATGCGATTCTTTGAAATAGCATAGCTTATGGCTATCACCGCCATGACAGACCGTTCGAAACCAAATCTTATCTTCTTTTATAGAGTATGGCGGTGAACCTAACTCTCCTAAAATCTCTATGACAATTTTGTCGGTCAATGCCTCTTGCAAGCGATTTACAAAGTTATTGTTGTAAGAAGCCACATTCACTCACCACTCTAAAAATCTAAATCGTTGTTGTCTAGTTCCATTTCATCTAAAGATTGAATATTAAAGATTGCATGTTCTTGCTTATGGCCAACTTCACGATGTGCTCCGCTGACTGCAATATAAGTCTGTTCAATTTCGCTCAGCAAATTATACTCATAGTCCGTGACAAATAAGTCATGAACGCGCATTGTATCGTAGTCTACATACAGCCAAATCTTTACCTTCTTATATTTACCGCCACGGTTTTTGTAAATACTCAGAATCAAATTGGGTTCGTGCATTCCGAACGTCCGTGAGAGAATATTTCCTATTTTCCGTAACTCTTGTGTGGTAGGCGGCATTGCAATCATAGCACTATCGGTCTTATCAATAATGGCTTTTGCACCACGGACAATGGTTTCATCCCGGTTCTCGGTATTCTTAAAGTCACCGGACACCTGGGTGGCACTATCAATCGACACATTATATTTTCTGGCCAGCTTCTTCAAGTCATTGGAGAGTGACCCAAGGATTTGGTCTTCTCGAACAGTCATTTTTGCATTTGACTTTGCGCTGTATTCACTGACCAGAGAGACTGTGCTGTGAATATAGTCAAAGAACACATATTTCACATCGTGGTTCAGGACATGGTTTTCAATTAACGTCTCCAGCTGGGCGGTATCATATTCCGGTACATACTCCAACCAGATATTTGCGTTGTTCTCCAAGATAGAAATTGCCCTATGTACACGGGCTTCTTCATCGCCTACGTATAGATTAAATTCTATATGCTCTTGGGGAACATCCGCAATATAGGCCCATAAAATAGGGTCAATTTCTTCCAACAGCTCCATCTCTGTGCCAATGTATAGCACCCCGTCACCGTTTGCATTCGGATTGACGACCCATTCCCCTTGCGCTTTGTCGTATAAATACGGACAACCAGCATTGCAGATATTCGCAATCGACATACGGGTCTTGCCGACACCAGAACCGGCACTCATAACGGTAAATCGCCGTTGCCGGAGGCCATGTAGAATAGTGGTCATATAAGCACTGGCGTATCCAATGCCCCACGCTGTGTCTTGCTTCCATCGCTCCACTTGTGCATGGCCTTCAGAACCAGCCTTTTTGGAGGTGTGTTCTCCATCTAAGGCAAAAGGTTCAGAGATTTTCAGGAGCTTTTTTCGGAAATAATCTGCAATATCTTTTGGCGATGATACATCCAATAACGCCTGATGCTTTTCGATAATTTCCGGGTCCACTTCATCCGGGTCAAAGAAGTCTGACACATCAAAACCCTGCTCATGAAAGGCTCTTAATAATGCCATTTTCTTTAATTCCGTATGGTAGTATTTAATGTTCTTCGGGTCACAACTTTCAATCGCTCGTTCTACATAGGTTGGACCATCTTTACGGAGATATAACTGATACACCGATGCGTGTTTGCTGACATAATCATCAATCGCCACAGCATCAATTTCAGTAACGCCTTTACCATCTCGGTACAGGCCAAGAATCGCTGACAAGATAATGCGATGAAATTTCTCAGGTAGGTCAGAGGCTTCTACACGATAGTCATACATTAGCTTTGGCTCTCGCATAAACGACCCTAACACCTCTTGAATCGCTCGTTTATTTACATAGGCAGTAGAGTTTTTCGCTTTCATTCGTCCCCACCCAAATCATCTATATCTAATTGTGGAAGTTTGCGCATCATATAGGCTTCGGAAGAGGACGTTGTGTGATGCAAGGTGATATAGCGTTTCTTTTCTAATGCTGCTTCCACGTCAATGCTGTCAAGGCGTTTCTTCCGTTCACGGTCTGCTATGAATGCTTGAGTTGCTTCTTCGTATACATAGGGGATGATGCCAACGCTGGGTCTTTCCGGCCATGGATTCCCACGGTCTTCATAATAATACTTTAACGTCAGAAGCATCCCTTTATAGGTAAACTTATAGTCTGTTTTGAATTTGTCCAACTGGATTGCGATTCCCGTAAATCCGTTTTTCCCCCAGTAATCCTTACCGCCATACGCATCATAGACATAATCCCGCAATGCTTTATGGTCCTCTATCTCTTTACGGTTGGCTTTTGCTTGGGGAAGACATGCAGCGCAGTAACGCTTTTTCGTCTTGGCCGACGGCATGTTCTCGCCGGGAATCTCAAATAATTCTGCCTCAATGTTGAACTCTTGCTTACAAAGCGTGCATTTCGCAGTAGTCTTTTTTGCAGGCACAATAGCACCCCCTGTCTAAGCGGTGAGGGCCGAAGCCCCCACCTTATGTATCTTAGACGGCAATGCCATTGGTAAGTGCCAGCTCTTGGACATCCTCCAGAATCAAAACCAGATGGTCAACCTGGTCTCTGGTACAGTCGCGAGCCAAACGTCCCTTGCCCAAATACTTCTCCACGATAGCGGTATACTCATTTTCCAAACCGGCAGACTTCACAGCCTTTGCAGCCTTACCAACTGCCTTGAGCGTTGCGTCAAAATCAGCTGTCTCAGACTGGGCAGTAAATAAGTTCTCTGCTTGACGTGTGACCATGGCACCGTTGGCCTCCATTTGGTCGATTGCACGCGCCATATCATCCCGCAAGTTCTCATAAGAGAGTACAATTTTCTCGCTCATGTAAGGATTGCGGGAACCGGCCTCCAGGTACTTCGAGCCACGCATGTACATCATCATCTGCGTAACACCTTCGGCATCTGTCTCAGGTGCAATATAACCGATAACGTCTACCAAACGGCTAGTAACCAGAGCAGCACGCTTGTCCAGAGTGGGCGCAGTCAGTTCATAACTGCTGCCATCCTTTTCTTTCTTCTGCGTGGTTTGGCTATGTGAAATCACAATGAGCGTATAACCGGCCTTGACGATTTCCTGTAAGTAAGAATCAAATTCACGCTGTACAGCTTTATAGCCACGCTTGTCCTCAGTCTCACTCAAATACTGTACACCCTCATTATCCAGGATGTACTTCTCGCAGAACTCGTAAGCCAAGTCACCGGTATCAATGATAACGGTCTTATAAAAAGTAGAATCCTTTTCGCCACGCTCTACGGCGGCAGCGTCTTTCAGCAACTGCTTTTTGATTTTTAACATCTCAGACCATTTATTGACCAGCTGCGCACGGACACCGGAAATCATACCGTAGCCCTTTTCGGCGGCAATCAGCAATGGACTGGGAAACTTACAAGCAGTTGTAGTCTTACCGGCTTTCTTTTCGCCGTAGAACAGGAAGGACTTGCCACTCAAGTCACGGGAGACAACGTGTGGCTGAATACCAAAAATATCAATTTCCATTATGTAATCCTCCAGCCGTTACTCAGAAAGGCATCTCATCATCATCGTCATCAGAAAACGCTGCGCTGGTAGCGCGAGCCTTGACAACAGATGCTGGTGTGGTTGTACGAGATGCAGCTGAAGTAGATTGTGTAGAACCCTGATAGCCTGCTTCTTTAATTTCTTCTACCTTTTGCTTATATTCCTGCATCAGAACCTTTGCAACAGCAGGCGCAAACGCATTCTTATTATCATCGTCCAGAGGCGCATCGGCACCGACACAGACCAGTTCCAGATAACTCTTACCGCCGGTCGTGCGCTTCTTGCCAAAACCGCCAGTCGCAGGAACCGCAGCCTCATCGACCTTGGGCACCCATTCTAAATACAGCTTCGCGGTCATGCCCTTTTCATAATGGTCCTCAAAATACTCGCAGTTCTCAGCGGTCACAATAATGTTCTTAATCGGAACAAGGTTCTTAAAATAATCAACGGTTAGCAAAGTCACGCGCAAACGGCCAGTCTCATGCTTCTCCTCACCGGCTGTCTCGGGTGCAATGCTATAAATCATACCTTCAACAGTAGGTGCTGCCGAGGGGCCATCATAAATCTCTGGAGATAACCGCAAATAACCAGGGCGAATAGTAACCGTTTCGACTAAATCATTTTTGGAATTCATATAAATGTTCGTCACAAAAGAACCCAGCAAGCTAACGATTGGTGCTCCCCTTTCCGGTGTGGCATCAAAAGCAATCTTTGCCTGTGTGGCGAAATCATTCATGCGAGTATAGGCGGGTTTATCAGCAGTATCCAGTTGTCCTTCAGCAGTCTTCTTGTGACGGGTAATAATGCCAGTATCAAAACGCTTTGCCTCAATGGCATGCTCACCAAACTTGATGGCACCCTTAATGCGCAGCCATTCATTGCCCGTCTTTTCGTTTTTTCCTCTTCTTACTTCGAGTTCAGTCAAGGGGCCTTGCATGGAGACTTTGTTCTCGAAGTCACGCAGTTGGTCTTTCAGTTCCATTTGTTATGTAGTTCTCCTTTATGTATTCTGGATTTTCAGTCTTTGGGGCACTGAATTCCCGCCTTGGTTATATGTGAACAATCCATTGGATTGGGATTGTAGAAATAAAGAAACAGAGCCTGACAGCCCGTGTAGATATTTCACTACATCAGGTTGTCAGGCTCTGCGTCTTGGCGTCTGGCTCTATGACATGAATATGTAAGTCTTTTATGTTAATCAGGGTTTCTGTCCGGCAATAAGAACAATACAATGGGAAATTCAGCATCAGTGTATCTGGACGAATCCACACTTTTGTCTTGTGCTCACATCGGGGACAAATTACTTTTTGCAGTTCAATCATTTGGATACGGCCTCCGGTTCTATGCGAATGAGGTCGCAGATATTAAATAACCAAGTTGGTTCTTCCTCGAAGCCGACCAGCGTTAACTTTTCAGAATCTGTGTTCAAAACCTTTTGGACAGTAAAAATGCGTTCAACACTCGAAGCGACAAACTCTTTATAGCCGGATGTATATCGGGCATAGTCAGTACGGCTTTGAATCTTTTGAACATTTAGCTGTACCTTGTCTCCCTTTGAGAGATAAGAGGATGGGTCATTCTCTAATAAGATTGGGATTTGCTTTGCTAATCTACGGCCTCGTGCAGTGGTCTTGGTCTTCTTTTGCGGAATAGGATTCGCTTTTTTCATAGTACACCAACTTTTAAAATGACTGTATTTGCTCTACAATTTCTTTTCTTAACCGATAAATTTCATTGATATCGTCTTTGCCTTCTACTGAATATAGCTGGCAGTCTCCTCGTACTGCTGCATACATTTTTTTGAGACGGAGATGGATTCCCTGCCTGGTATACCCCAACCGCGAAGCAATTTCAGGAACTTCATATCCCTTTAGTCGCAAAGAGAGAATGCGCAAATCTCTTTCCCCCAATGTTTTGAGAAGAGATTTCAGCTCAACAGATAGTTCAGCTTGTGTATCAATCGTATCGGTGCTCGCAATAGTATCTCCAATAGTAAAGTTCTCATTGTCCGCGACCAGTGGTGTGCTCATGGACAAAGCCCCTAAGACTGGCTTCCGTGTGGTTTTTGCGTAGAGATTGTACATACACCGGTATGCATAAGTACCAAAAGCGCCGCGTTCTGGGTCATAAGACCTAGCTGCTTGACATAGCCCAATTGCGCCCAAGTCCCACCATTCTTCATCCAGATAATGCTTATGCAAGAATCCCCATATCAGCCGATGATTTTCCTCTACCAGAGTTTGCCACGTTTCATTCTCAACGACATTTTGCTCACACTGGACTTTACTGTTTTCCTGTTTCACGAAGAAATTTCCCACACTCCATCTGGGCGAATCAACGCCAAGGTTATCATAGAAAGTAACGCAGCTTTTACATTTCCTTCGGTTGCTTCCCAGTAATCATTTGATACGTCCCACTTTAATTGCGTGATACCGTCTACCAGCAATGGGATGCTGGCCTCAGCGACCATATCATGAAATTGATGAATACCGTCTGGCGGAAAAATGCGTCTAAGAATTGTGCCGTAATTAAACGTCATGCTCATCCAGCACTCGGTACTACCGCCTATTGGATACGTTGCAGAGCACAGATATATTGGGCGCTCTAACTGTAAGACTTCCTTGGTCGTTATATCGACCAGAGAAATATCATAGCTCATTCTTCGTCCAGTGCCTCCAGGACCTTTTGCAAACCAACCAGTCCGCCATATCCGCTGCCATCGCTATCTGTAATAATCGTACTGACTGAACTATTAATGGCTTCCGCAGCTGCCTGTTGCACATCCAACTCTTTATTGCGAAAATACTCATCCGTATAAGCCTTTTGGGATTCCAGTTCGGCTTCCTTTTCCAGTTCTGCAACCTTAACTTTTTGTTCTGCAATCTTGACATTATTTTCAGCGACGGCCAGCTCAGCCTCAGAAGCAGCTGTTTTTTCATAAGCAGCGGCATCAGCTTCGGTCTGGCGGGCAATCAAGTCTTTCTCAGACTCAGCAGACTGCGCATCCACCACCTGCTGATTCACTTCGTCCTGGCGCTGACGTTCCAGTTTTGCCAATTCCACAGCGTTGATGGCCTCAGTCTTCTGGTCAATCTTCTCTTGAATGTCAGATGGCAATGTCAAAGTACCAATCTCAAATCGCACTAATGAAATGCCATATGTCTCTTCCAAAGAATCTTTCAGTAGCGCAGCAGCAGCCTCTTGGATGGCAGAACGAGAAGATTGTACATCATATACGGAATAGTCCTGCATCACCACAGACAATTTTCCTTTTGCCAAACCATAAACGTCATTCTTAATAATGTTATCAAAGCTCTTCGTGCCGAACGACGCAATGATTTTACTAATATCAGATGGTTTTACTGAAATATAGAGGTCCACACCAACATTCTTACCTTCGTTGGTCCCTACAGTCATGGACCAGTCTTCCCCGTCATTATCGTTCTCGTCGGGTGAAGTGAAGTTGTAAGACTCAATGGTCGTGGGATATGTAATGATTTCTTGCGTAAAAGGATTGATGAATACTAGGCCAGTCAACTGAGTGTCGATAACTGAAGTACCTGGAATAGTACCTTCTGAACCGTTTGCTACTCGCCTATCGTAGCGATAACCGACATAGCCAGCTCGAATGTTAACTGTCACAAGGTTATAGGTGATAATACCTATGATAGCGATTATGACAATGAAAATGCCAACGGCAATGCCTTTCCCTGTTTTACCCATATGTAATTCTCCTGTAAAATAGTATTATGAGTCGTTTGAATCTTTTGAGTTCTGCTCTTCCTCACAGCCAAAATGCTTTTCCAAATTGTTGAATATATCTGGCAACACCGGGAACATCACCAGTACGATAACAATCACGATTAGAATTGCGCAAATAGAACCGATGATTCCCATAGGTATCCTCCATTTCAAGACCACAAGATGTCATCTAGTAGCTCATAAACTCTGCGCTTGTATTCGCCATTTTCGTTATATAGCTTATCGTGGTCTCCTAAAATGAATCGTGCCACAAAAAATAAAAATATTACCAGCATAGCGAATAACAGCACAACTGTCGCACATGCCACTGTGACGATTGTAAAAAGTAAAGTATCCATTTAAATTTTCCCTGTCTTAAACAACTCGGTCAATACACGTGGTTGATACTGCGACGTATTAACGGCCTGCAACTGCTCTTCAATCCCGGAAGTGCAAAAGACTTCTCCTGCTGCATGTTCAAAAATATGAATTCGTTGCAATTCCTTTTTAGCTTTTCGTCGTTGTTGCAAGATTTCTTTTTCTTTCATGAGTATTTTATAGCCTTGGGAAGCATTGAACTTAGTATCTTCAACGTAATGATAGATGTCTGATAGAGCCTTATCTGCTTGAGATACCTGCTGCGACAGTTCAGCTTTCCGCTTCAATGTTTTTTGCCAAAAATCTTTTTGCGATGCTAAATACGCAGTCCATGTTTCCCCATTTTCAGAATCGTCAGTATTCCCTGTTGCGAACTCTGCAACTGGCAAGGTCGTTGAGATTTGCTGGTTGCCGTTCACGAGTTTCGTTTTGCTGGCTGTGTCCGAGGTGGACACTTCAATTTTATAAGGACCTCTGTCCTCAGAACAGAAAGACCATTTGCGTTTTTCATCGCCAGAGAAGTTACCTTGTAACAGTCCTCGCATTGTTGGCAACGGAGCGCGATATGCTTCATCAAAGGTTTTGACATAATAAACAGACTTATCTTTTCGCACTCCAAGGTACAGTCCGTCGATGCGGCGCAGCGCATATTCTGTATGCATGCGTGATTTCCTCCTTTCTTGTATTTTTTATCGCTATTATCACCTCATTGTGGTGGGTCCTCAGGGACTTGAACCCTGGGTCTGCCGGTTATGAGCCGGTGGCTTTTACCAACTAAGCTAAGGACCCGTTTTTTAAAAAGTATCTGTTTACATTTTTATGTCCCAACTTGGATTGTGAGAGAGGCGTCCGACTTCCTCTCCCACAACCGCCCAAGCAGGAACAATACGAAAGGTGAAGCATTGAAACTCCACTGGTGCGGATAGCAGGACTTGAACCTGCACGTCGATTGACAATGGAACCTAAATCCATCGCGTCTGCCGATTCCACCATATCCGCATATGCATAGATGTCCAAATTGGGGATGGAGCTGCTGACAGGAGTCGAACCTGCAACCCAGTGATTACAAATCACTTGCGCTACCATTACGCTACAGCAGCAAATTATGGCGGAGTGTACAGGACTCGAACCTGTGCTACGTTTCCATAGGCTACGGATTAGCAATCCGACCCGTTACCTCTCCGGCAACACTCCATTTATGGGGGCCAGTTTGACCTAACTTCTTGCAATGTGCGCATTTTGCCGAGCGTAACGGGTGCAAGTACTTTTTTCTCTAACTGACAAAGGATGCACTTAATTTAGTATCGTCCCCACGCATAGGTAGCATTCCCTACACTTGAACACTTTCGTAGTCCCCAACGCCCATCTTCATACAACTAATGCTGTCTATTCCGGTAGCGAACCGGCAGCTGGTAGTCACCCTTATAGCATGATATGGGTCTCAGCGTTAGGCGTTTTCATACACCCGCCAGAATCGTACTGGCCCCGTTTGGATTTCCCAACCTTCGAACCTCGCCTATGATGGAACGGCAGCCATGCAGCCCAAACGAAACTCGGGGATACTCACATCAGCACCACGAACGTCAACATGGGATTTTATCGACGAATGAAGCCTATGCATTAAAAATTCACAAAGTAAGAAGTAAGTATGTAACTATTAACCATTGACGCTTAAACACTGAGCATTTCGGCTACATGGCGTGGTTCGCACACATGGAACCAACACGCCTCATATGTACAGGATTTGACCCTGTAACGGTTTCAATAACCATTTCTTTTTCCAAATTCCAAATTTCAGGTTTGGATTTGGAACCCAAGTGTCATCAGCACTTTGATTCAATAGAGCGACTGTTTTCTTTGTTTAACCTGACCCTGACCAGCGCAAACAGGAGGGATGTGAATTTAGAGTTTTCGCATGACTGCCGCCATGTTTAGATTTCGATAAAGGTCACACAATTGGAGATTTGAAGCTGTGCATCTACGGTCGCATCGAACTCCTCAATGAACTTTTCCAGGTCTTCGATTTTTTCTTTAGCGTTCAATGGGTCCACCAGACTGTATTGGTTGGCGGCTCTGTAAGGAGTTGCGATGGAATCATATTCCTCCGGTTTGATGGAGGTCTTAGACTCTCGTCCGAAAGCTGTCTTGACCAAGGTATCAATCTTCTCTTCCATTTGATTGTTCGCAAAATTCATTTTACTGGAGGAGATGGATAGCTGGTCATTAAAAGTCTTTAATAGAGCACGGTAATACTCCATAGACTTCTTCAGGTCGATTGCTTTTGCCACTGTGTATTCTTTCCCACAGAGCGTGACTTTGGTCTCAGCGTTAGACTGCACGATTGCTGCCTTGATAGTCTCACGGCGGTTAATCAGCGCCACAATGGAAGCGTAAGAAGCAGCTGCTGCCGATTCAAACTCTGCTTTGGTTTGTGTTGGCGTGACCTTCTTCTCGGCCTCTTTCGCGGCCTGGACAAACTGTGCGGTAGAAATAGCTCTACGAATTCGGGCGTCCAGAGTCTTTAACTCATTCAACCCTTGGGTAACTAACATTCTCTCCATTATGTATCCTCCTTGGACGGTATGAAATATGAATGGCGATGATTTATGGTGCAGATAACAAGATTCGAACTTGCATCTTGGTGGGGAGAACCAATGTGTTGCCATTACACCATATCTGCGTGTTGGACGAACTTGTGGCCCATCACCACACAAGCACACAAGTCCGTCCTTCAACAAAAGAAAAGAGAAGTGGGTTATTCACCCATGGTGCCGGAAGCGGGGGTCGAACCCGCACGCTAAAAGCCCAGGATTTTAAGTCCTGTATGTCTGCCAATTCCATCATACCGGCGTATGGCGGAGGGAGTGGGATTTGAACCCACGCACGAGTTCTTCGCCTATCGGTTTTCAAGACCAACCTCTTCAGCCGCTTGAGTATCCCTCCATGTTTTCCTGCTTTTCATTTAAAACGTATCTGTTTTCATTTTTCAAGGTGCAATTTTCAAATTCGTAGTTTCCAATGTGGTCCGAGTGGTGGGACTTGAACCCACGGTCTCATGGTCCCAAACCATGCGCGATACCATCTTCGCTACACCCGGATTGGTGCCGATGGTGGGACTTGAACCCACACGCCTTGCGGCAACGGATTTTGAGTCCGCCTCGTCTGCCTATTCCAACACATCGGCTTGTGTGCGCCCATTACAAACCTCTCAGTCGAGGAAACCTCATGGGCTGGTTTTTTGCATATCGAATAGGAGTCTTGATGAATGACCGCAGCCTGTTGCTTGCGGTGGCTGGGATGGCTGGGTTCGAACCAGCGAATATAGGAGTCAAAGTCCTATGCCTTACCTCTTGGCGACACCCCAAAATGTATCTGTTTGCCTTTTGTTCCTCTATTATAACACGGTTCCTGATAAAGTCAATCCCTTTTTCAATTAAATTTTTCTTTTTTCTATTCTTATTCACAGAAAAAGGGAGAGGGGCTTATCCCCTCTCCTGAAAATAATTGCGATAAAGCGCATATTCCTTGCGCATACGACTTCTCGTAGCACGGGCATCACAATCAAAATTATAAAGCAACAAGCCCCATTCCCGTTTTGGCACTTCTCCCTTTAGAGTTTTCCAATACGAAGCGTCATCTTCGGTAATGTTCTTTGCTTGCTGGTCCCGGTATACCATCATCATGAAATTGTTTTCACACAGTCTGGTACGATAAATTTTCTTGGCTCTCAATGGAGATGTTAGAGGCTGGGCTGCTGTCATTTGCCGCCAACGCTCCATAATATATGCGGGTTGTACGGGCGAGCATTGTTCTTGGATATCTGAGGTCGCTCGTTTCGTCGCATAAGCTGGTCGTAAGAACCAATGGCTCGGTAAATCTTTATTCCGGCTAACTGCTTCTTCCTGATACCGGTTTAAATAGTACATTTCTCGCTCTGATGTATGTATCAGGTCATTTTCGCAGATGCCAACTAAGTCTGGAATATTTTTTACGTAAACAGTTTGTGTCTCCGGCTGAATATCATCCAGGCGTAAGTACCGCATCATCTCCAATGATAAGCCAAACCAGGATAAAACACAAATTGCTTGGCACGGATAGTACCGTTGTGGTTCTGGTAGTTTATCTGCATAAGACATGTACTCGTCCAGTTCTTCAAACCCATAGAATGTAGAAAGTGCAAATTTACTGGCATTGATGAGCATTCCCAAATCAGACGTTTCAATCGGATGCTGTATAGATAACATGCGTAGTTGATGTGCATCACACCATTGGACATATGCTTTGAGCGGCGTGCAGACATTGTTTAAATAAGTCATGCGTACACTGTTTTTTGTCGAGTACCAGGCCGAAAGTTCTTCCAGATTCCAGTCGCAGAAGTCTTTATTGAACCTGGTTTCAAACGTGCTGATACTATTAAATATAGAAAGGATATAATCGTCGATATTATAATACTGCTCTGCAAAGAATTGTTGCTTGCGCTTTTCATTGTACACGCTTATACGCCTCCTCCATAGTTGATATGAAGGTAGTGATATGACCTTTTCCGCCGCATTGGCGTAAATGGGACAAATTGCCGAGCAAAAATTTAAAATTGGAAATTATTTCGGGCAATTCTGATTTCCAATTTTCATGCTCCTCAATTTGAAATGCCAACCAAAAGTAGGCGTTAAAAGCGTTCGGGCAAACCAACGGCTGCGGGCTTGTACTCCACATACTCATTTCATGTTCGATAGAATCTTCCAGCTCCACCAAGAACTCAGTCAGCCAATTTGCAATCGTACGAACTTTTTTTGCAGATAAATGTTTATTGCGCGTGGAAGGTTTGCAAGATTCAATGGCCTGTACTGCTTGCGACACTAAGATGAACCCGCCGCCTGCTTTATATTCTTCTGGCGTTGTGATAAATTTGAAGTCTGCCAGTTCAGGATTTGTTTGTAACAGACGCACAATTCTACGTGCAGCGCTATCGGCCATGGATTGTTTATGCTCTTTGTTAATTTCTAGTCGGGACTCATCCTGATTGATGATAAACTGTGCTCGCTCTGGTGTTGCAATCGTAAAGAAGATGCCCATTTTTAAATCTAAATGCGGGTTTTTATAAAGTGCATATTCCAAAGCTCTGGTTCTGTGTTGGCCGCCTATGATAGCAATACAGCCAGAGTAAATTGTAAGCGTACTGGTCGCTGCATCATAATCATATCGCTCTGTCCCGTCGATGACTAGATTCCAGCGTAAAGCTGAAGAATAACCATCGCCATCGCTGAATGCCTGACCAATTGTTCTAGCCCAGTCATCGTCATACCGCACATGTGAAATCAACTGCCCATGATACGCTGTAATAACAGACTCACGCTGCATATCTGTACGGATTTGCAAAATGCCATTTTGTACTAACGTATTGATTTCTTGCGCGGATAAAGCTATGAAATATTCATCGTGGTTTGATAGTGAAATTGCTTGGAATTTTAATGGAAAGGCATCCTGATATTTGGTAGCGATTTGCCTGTCCGCATTTTCTATAGTAGCTGCATCAAATAACGCAGTAATCTGTGGCCACTCGTTCTGCCATAATGCCTGGTACAACAAACAGATGTCTTCTTCTGGTGCTTGCTCTAGTGCAGAAGGGATTGCAGTGTAACGTGTGATTGTTTCAGTTGACATCTTACCGGTCTGTGCGAGTTTTGCCCATAAACAGTCCATTGAGGCATTTGGCTCCCAAGCTAATGCTTTTTTAATAAATTCTATTGCAGTAGATTTTGTATTCTCAACTGTAATCATAGTATCACCTACCGTTTCCAATAATAACATCATTATGCGAAATTGTCAAGTTCTGTGTAACTGTTTACCGTTTTTAGACAAATAAATTTTTTGGAAAATACCATAGCAAAAGGAGTACCTGGTTCCCAATTTGGGAATCTGCCCTGGAAGGATACGATAGGTTAAGTATCTTTGCCTATCCTTCCTTACACGCGACAACGATTTTACATTTTCTATTTTTGTAATGGGTGCCAAATAAGGTTTCTTGTACTGGAAGTTTTACAACCTCAAAGATATCATACGGTCATTTTTGGACTATAAGGGTCGTATCTATTTCGTATAAGGTAATTATATCGGTACTTTCATACCTTGTCAACCATACAGGCGAAAAGATTTAAGCGCTATGTAGAATCTTTAAAAAGGTCTGCTCATTGGAAACATCGGCATCTACAGCCAGTTTCAAAAACGGGCACTGATGAAACATTGCGATAGCTACCTCTTGCATAATGTCGTCCGGGAGAACTCCAATTTTAGATTCCAGCTGCTCTTTATTCAGATGCCACATATTTTCTGACAAAACAATAGAGGGCCGTTCCAGGCCCTCCAATGTACCCGCAGGAATCAATGCATGCTGCGGCATATGCTGTTTTTTTAGTTTCTGAGGCGAAGATGTAATTGTCAGAACATCAATGATAGGTGCATACCGGTTACTGATATTATTGCTGACCACCAATACCGGTCGATGACCTCCCTGCTGATGGCCAACATGGTTTTCAATCGTTGCCCACCAGACTTCTCCCATTTTCGGAGTATGAATTTCCATTACAGGACTCGCATTTTCAGTTTTCAAGTTCATGCTTTCAATTTCTCCTTTACAAATAGCGTAATAGACGGTCCCATGCAGGAAGTTGTGTTAGATGGTCTCGTGCAGAATATTCTGTTATGATATTCAAAAGCGGCTTGTATTCATATCCCGCATGTTCCATTGCACACTTGGTCAAATATCGACTAATAACACAGGCGCGGCTGGAAAACTGCGGTTCTTTATGGACAAACCACAAACTCTTTGTAAAATCTTCAGGCAACTCAGGAACCTGTTCTTCACTATAAAATGTTTCACGCGGTTTAATGAGGTCTGGCGTTCCTCGTGCATGACGTTTATAAATGGTATACCGATAAGCATATTCGTAATCCGTAACTTGCAAAAGGTCTTTAAATCTTTTGACATGCGTATCGTACTTCCACACGCCGCCATACGGATGCTGTTCCCATTTCTTCATGGTCACTCCCCCGTCTCCACAAGGAGTCAGCAGTTTGTATACGGGCATTCCATCAGGCATAACGCCGTACTCGTCTATTTGTTTGAAGTATTCTTCTTGCAATTCTGGATTCCAGTTGTGCTGATACTCTTCATTTAACGGACTGTTGTCGAATGGCAAATGCTGCGGTGGCAATGGCGTAGGCGGCTTCTTATGGTTCATGCAAATGCCAGCGTTCATTGTCACAAGGCAAATAAGTCCCTCACCCATTCTTCCAAGAATACTCATGGTCTATACCTCCTTTAATCTTTCCAGTTATCACGCATCCAGACAAAGATGCTTTTTCCAAGGCACAGAGCAAGATAACTCAGGATGCTTCCTACGATTGGGGAAATAACAAGTACAATAAATTCCCATATAGGATGGTCGGAACACCCATATATCATACACATACCCTCCCACAACATACTGGCCCAAAATAACGGTATCCACCAAAGTCCCGCTGGTTCAAAGTGAAACGGATAATATCTTTCATGCCGTGCCTGCTTGATTTTATCTAGTGTCTCTTTCTCTAGCTCATCGGGCGTCATGGTTAAAGACGGACAGTCTTTCAGCCAGTAAGACGATACCTCCTGATTTGTGATTTGTTCCAATGGTATGTCAAGGTCTTTGTTCGCTGCTGGTTGGTTACATGCTTCTATGGGGGTATCTAACTCGTTTTGTCTTTCGATGTCATCTAAACTATAACTCATGGCTTCTCCTCCTTTATTAGGCTAAGTCGGGGTTAAATGCGGGTTTTGCCATTAGCCGTTTTCCATATGTAGAATATGCTTCCCAGCTGTCATCAGGTGCTCGGCTATACTCCCATAATGACTCAATAGAATTCTTTCGCACATATATATGCAAGGCCGTCTTGCCATTGTATGCTCGAATAGAGGCCACGCAGCTATGGCAGCCACCAGTTACGTCGTAAATTGCAAACTGTTTTTTCATGATGAATTGTCCTTTTTGAAAAATTGTGTTATAATACCATGTGATGTAAATAGTTCTATTTTTGCGTAGTGGGTTAAAAGAGTTAAATCCGAAAATCGTAAAATATGATTTACGTTTTCTAGCCAAAAAGGTGACTGCTAATTCAACCCAAACGCGCAAAAATACTTTACTTTTTTAGTTTTATCGTATATAATCGGAGTGGGGTGATAGAGATGAAGAAAACCTCAATAAGTATTTTGTTGTCATTGCGCAACGAAATCGACAGATATCGTCACGATATTGTCAGCGGTGCCGAAGAGTATACTACGATGAATCAAACTGACGCCACTGAACAGCTTTTACGACTTGGGCTTGAGGCATACGAGAACGGCGCTGATACCGAAAAAGCAAAAGAACTGGCAAACGGAAAAGGCCCCCGATGCAGTTTTAGTGTAAACCTGGAGTCTGCACTATTGCGTAAGGTTGAAGATGTACGTTATCATACAGACCTTCGGAATTACTCAAAAGCCATTGCCATGTTATTGTACATGGGATTATATTCCTATTATAAGGAATAATTGGTGTAGTGTCAATAATACCTGCGAAAAAAGTAGCACCCTGTCATTCGGGGTGCTACTTTTCTAATGTTGGTTCTATTACATCTGGATTCATCACAAGAATACTATCACAGTCCCAACCATATAACCGATATCGCAAACCATGAAGCCCAAACGTGTTTACGGGTTTCTCCTGACTGAGATGCAATTCTATAGCATCATATCCTTGCCGTAGCAATTCTTCAAAGTCTAAGAACGAGTGCAATCCATCCAATGCCGGTGACCCATCTAAGCCTTTTACCGGCAACCCATCTAAATCTTTTTCAGAATAGATGTCAAGCACTTTCGCATCTGCGTCTAATCGAAACTGAAAACAATTCTCTTCCGAACACTCTGCAAATGAAGAACATTCATTCCAGTCCTTCCATCCAAACTTTGCATCTATGGGTGATGCCCATAAACCGCCAGATGGTTTTGTAAAAT